CAGGGCCGCAAACATCTTTATTAGCAGCGCCAGAGCGTGAAGTATTGTACGGTGGCTCTGCTGGTGGTGGTAAGAGCTATGCAATTTTAGCAGACCCGTTGCGTTACATGGGTCACCCACAGTTTTCTGGGCTTGTTCTACGCCACACTACTGAGGAACTTCGTGAACTGATTTGGAAAAGTCAGGAGATGTATCCGAAGATATACCCCGGCATCAAGTGGAGTGAGCGAAAGATGCAGTGGCAAGCGCCTTCGGGTGCTAGACTGTGGATGTCTTACCTCGATAGAGATGAAGACGTTATGCGATATCAGGGTTTGAGCTTCTCGTACATAGCTTTTGATGAGCTTACACAGTGGGCAACCCCATTTGCGTACAACTATATGCGTTCACGGCTGCGTACCGCTGCTCATGATCTGCCTTTGTACATGAGAGCCACTACGAATCCGGGTGGTCCCGGCCACCAATGGGTTAGGAAGATGTTTATTCTTCCTTCTCCACCGAATAAATCGTTCTTTGCCACCGATATTGAGACAGGCGAGGTGATGAGATACCCTAAAGGGCACAGCAGAGAGGGTGAGCCGCTGTTTAAACGCAAGTTTATACCAGCAAAGCTGTCAGATAACCCGTATTTGGCTGAGTCTGGTGACTATGAGGCCATGCTGCTGTCACTTCCAGAGCATCAGCGCAAGCAATTGCTTGATGGTAATTGGGATATTGCAGAAGGTGCTGCTTTCTCTGAGTTTAACAGGGCAATTCACGTTGTTGAACCCTACGAAATACCACATAACTGGCCTAGATTCAGAAGTTGCGACTATGGCTACGGAAGTTACAGCGCTGTGCTGTGGTTTGCTGTAGCTCCTGACGATTCTGTGGTGGTTTATCGTGAGTTGTACGTTAGCAAGGTGTTGGCAGAGGATTTAGCCGTCAAGATTTTGAGTCTTGAGGGTAATGAGAAGATTAGATATGGTGTGTTGGACAGTAGTTGCTGGCATAAGCGTGGTGATACTGGTCCATCCATTGCGGAGCGTATGATTATGAAGGGATGCCGCTGGCGACCCGCTGATCGTAGCTCTGGTAGCCGTGTTGCTGGTAAGAATGAGGTGCATAGAAGGCTTCAGGTTGATGGTTTCACTGAACAACCACGCATTACATTCTTTAATACATGTATTCAGATCATTGGTGACCTCCCTACATTGCCCTTAAGTAAGGTGAATCCAGAGGATATCAATACCAAAGTTAGTAACGATCACACTTATGATGCCCTCCGTTATGGGCTTATGAGCCGTCCTCGTAGCGGATTATTTGATTATAATCCACTAACTTCTCAATCTGGAATGATTATTGCAGACCCTGTTATGGGCTATTGATGGTATACCTTCAACGGTACAATAAATTTAATGTGGAAAATACATGGCACTAATTGATAAACCCTCTAATGATAAGTCATTAGCCCTTGATGATGCTTCTAAAAAAGAAGATAGCTGTAAGGGAGATACTCTGCTTAGCTTTATTGAGAAACGATTTACTCGTTCTGAAGAAAGCCGCCGCCCTGATGAAACTCGTTGGCTCAAAGCTTATCGGAACTATCGTGGCTTGTATGGTTCTGACGTACAGTTTACTTCCACTGAAAAAAGCAGGGTGTTTGTAAAGGTTACAAAGACTAAAACACTTGCTGCATATGGTCAGATTACAGATGTGTTGTTTTCTAACAACAAGTTCCCGTTAAGCATCGACCCTTCTGTTTTGCCAGATGGTGTTCTTGAGGCTGTACATTTTGACCCTGCTGCTGCTCCTAGTGTTCCTTCCATTCCTTTTGGTGATGAGGGTTCTGCAAGCATTGGTAAAGACTTCAGCTTAGACAATATTGAAGATATGCTTGGTGCTATGAAAGAAGACCTCAAGGATGTTAAAGGTCTTAAGAAGGGTCCGGGCGTTACACCATCGTCACTTACATTTAGTCCAGCTATGGTGGCTGCTAAGAAGATGGAGAAGAAAATCCATGACCAGCTAGAAGAGGGCGGGGCAAGTAAGCATCTTCGCGCTACGGCATTTGAAATGGCACTGTTTGGTACAGGCGTTATGAAGGGTCCGTTTGCTGTCAACAAAGAATATCCAAACTGGACAGATCAAGGCGAGTACAAGCCATTGATCAAAACTGTACCAGAACCTGCCCATGTTTCCCTTTGGAATTTCTATTGGGACCCTGACGCTAGTAACACAGAAGATTGCCAGTATGTTATTGAGCGACACAAGATGTCGCGCACTCAGCTTCGCGCTCTAAAACGCCGTCCTCATTTCCGTAAGAATGTCATTGACCAACTCATTGAGTTGGGCGAGTCTTATGTTAAGAAGTATTGGGAAGACGATCTGAAAGACTACGCTCCAAACTTTGGAGTTGATCGTTTTGAAGTGTTGGAGTATTGGGGCAATGTCACCATTGAATTGCTCAAAGAAAACGACATTGATGTTCCTGAAGAGTTTGATGATGGTGAAGAGATGCAAGCCAACATCTGGTATTGCAACGGCAAGATTATTCGTCTTGTTCTCAATCCATTCAAGCCTTCCCGCATTCCCTACTACGCCACCCCATACGAACTTAACCCATACTCACTTGCTGGTGTTGGTGTTGCTGAGAACATGGACGATACCCAAACACTGATGAATGGCTTCATGCGGATGGGTGTTGATAACGCCGTCTTGTCTGGCAATCTAATCTTTGAGATTGATGAAACCAATTTGGTGCCCGGTCAAGACATGTCTGTATATCCCGGCAAAGTATTTCGCCGTCAAGGTGGCGCTCCCGGCCAAGCAATCTTTGGAACAAAGTTTCCCAATGTGTCTCAAGAAAACATGCAGATGTTTGACAAGGCGCGTCAGCTTGCTGATGAGTCCACTGGCATGCCATCGTTTGCTCACGGACAAACTGGAGTGTCTGGTGTAGGCCGTACAGCGTCTGGCATTTCTATGTTGATGAACGCAGCCGGTGGCTCGATAAAGACTGTCATTAAAAACATTGATGACTATCTTATTAGCCCAATGGGTAAAGCGTTCTTTAACTTCAACATGCAGTTTGACTTTGATCCTGAGATTAAAGGCGACTTGGAAGTTAATGCTCGTGGCACTGAAAGCTTGATGGCAAATGAAGTTCGCAGCCAACGTCTAATGCAATTCTTGCAGATCGCCAGCCAGCCATCTCTGATGCCGTTTGCTAAGTTCCCATACATTATTCGTGAGATTGCTAAGAGCATGGACTTAGACCCTGATCGTGTCACTAACAACATGGAAGAAGCAGCTAAGCAAGCCATCCTGTTGCAACAGACATCAGGTGCCGCACCTCCTCCTGCCGGTGGCGTTCCCGCACAAGGCGTTGGTGGCCCTCCGGGCGTTGCTGACATGTCTGGTGGTGGTGGTGGCAACATTGGTGTTGGCGCTGCTCCTGTGCCCGGAGAACAAGGCTTCTCTGCTGCACCTCCACAGGCTCCAATGGCATGAGCGATAAGACATATCTACCAAAGCTGAAGGGGATGCTCACTACTCCCCATCAGTGGGATGCGTTTGTTGAAATGCTTGAATATCAAATTGAACAACAACGGCGCAAGCTGGAACAGTCAAGTGAAATGAGTGATGTCTTTAAAGCGCAAGGTGCAATTGGCGCACTGAGACAACTTAAATATCTGAAGGATGAAATCAATGTACACAACTGAAACAGATCGTATGCTTGCTGAAGGCGGCATAATGCAAGAGGGCAACACAGTAGACCCCGTGTCTGGCAATGATGTACCTCCCGGTGCTTTGCAAGAAGAAGTGCGTGATGACATCGATGCACAAATAAGTGAAGGTGAGTTTATTTTCCCTGCCGATGTTACTCGATACATTGGTCTTTCTACGCTCATGAAGATGCGCGACAAAGCCAAAGAAGGCTTGAAGAAGATGGAAGAGATTGGGCAGATGGGTAACGCTGAAGAAGTACCTAACGCTGAAGCTCTACACGGTGGTGACAAGTCTGAAGAGATGGATGATGAAACATTCGGCGCTGAAGTTGATTCCATTATGAACGAAGACATGGGTGGTGAAGAACAAGCGTTTGCTGAAGGTGGTTATGTTGACCCCGCCAATGAGCCTTTGTATAAGTCATCCCCGATTAAAGGGTTTGAAATGGTGACCATGACTAACGAGTCTGGTAACACCATTTATATTCCGCATGTAAATGGAAAACCATTACTGACTGTTCCTGCTGGTTACATTGCTAAGAAGGGTATCCTTCCAACTATAGAAGACCCTGCTGCTGTGGCTGCAAAAGCAGCCGCTGCTAATACTGTCGATACCGGCGGTGGTGGTGGAGATAGTGGTGGAACACAGGGACCCTCACGAGGTGGCGCTGTCCCAAGTTTTGATGCAGAGGGAAGAGCAATTGCTGCCACTACTGGCCTTACTAATACACAAGCTAGTATTCTTGGTACAGTGGTTGGATTAGTAACGGGCATTCCTATGCTTGGACTTGCTGCTAGATTTGGTAATGACTTTGCAAATAAAGGCTATGCAAAAGACGCAGCCGCTGTAAATCTTGGAATTGCCGATACAATGGGTGCAAATTTTGGCACCTATGGATACAATGATCAGCCAACTGCCACTACGGG